TGTCACCGCAGGAACCCAGGCGGCACAGCAAGCCAGAACCGGGACACGTCTCGCAGAAGGAATGGCTGCCAAAGGCGATCCGCTGTATTGGGGCAAAGTGGCTGTTATTGGGCCATCGACTGTTTTAAAAGGCCCCATCTTCAACGGTGCTTATGGGACTGCTCCTACAGCATATTCCAATACCGCTGCCAGCACGGATGGATCTACCCTGACGACATCGGCAATTTCCAATGCGTACCTGACCTATAACGGTACTTGGTATTGTCGTTCCGGGGCGAATCGCGGCCTGTATCGAACAGCATATGATACATCCACGACTGCACATACGTTCTATACGGCATGGCCGCAGGATATTGCAGTTGGTGATTCTTTCGTGCTGGCATCGCTCCGTATTGGAACCTGCGCGGCTCAGTTCGATGCTGCTTCAACATATATCGAACAGATGCCATCATACTCAACAAACTACTATCTTATCGACGTGCTTGAAATCAACTTGGAAACGTCCGGTAAGGAGTACGCAATCTTCAAGTTCAACGCAGACCAGTTCTGCGGTGTTAGAGCATAAGGAGGAACGTAAACTATGGGAAATCCTGCAACTAGAGAACAATTCTATCGGCTACTGGAAACCGGCCTGAAGGAAGTATCGGAAAACCAGTGGAACGATCTTCCGTCACAGCTCTCTCAGCTCTATCGTTCCATCCCGTCCACTGCAGCATGGGAGGAATTCTTCAGCATCGGGTCGGTTGGCGACATCCCGGCCTTCAACGGCAAACTGGAATACCTGACTCAGGCTCCCGGATACCTGACCCGTATCGAGTCCAAAACCTACGCCGCTGGCCGGATCTTTGAACGGGAACTCATTGAGGATAAGAAGTACGGTGTCATGAGCGACCAGGTGGCCTCCCTGACCCGTTCCGCACAGCGCACCAGAGAGAAGTTAGGCATTGAGGCATCTTTCGCCTATGCCTTCTCCACGGCCCATCTCTTCCAGTATTCCGAGGAAGGAGTGGCCCTGTGTTCCGACTCCCACACTACCAAGTCCGGGGCATCTACATCCACCGGCTTCGACAACTGTGGCACATCGGCATTCAACAAGACCTCCCTGGCGGCCACCAAACTTGCCATGCGGCGGTTCCGGGACGACATTGGTGAACGTATCGACCTCAACCCCGACACCATCATCTTCCCTTCCAGTATCGCAGACACGGTGCGGGAAGTGGTCGGTTCGGACAAAGATCCTGATACGGCCAACAACACCATCAACGTTCAGTACGGGAAATGGAAGCTCATTGAGATCCCCCGACTTGATGATTACGACCCCAACAACTGGTTCGTGGTCGACAGCCGGGAAATGAAACGCCATCTCCTCATGATTGACCGGGTTCCCAAGGAAACCAACACCACCATCGACTTTGAAACCTTCGCCGCCAAATGGAGTATCCGGTTCCGCGTGGCATTCGGTTTTAAGGAATGGCGCTTCTGTTATGGACACCAGGTCAGCTAGTAAACTTTAAGACCATATAACAAACAGCCGGGGGCCAACCACTCCCGGCATAACCATATCTCAGGAGTTCAAATATGCCTACAAAATTACTAGGTGGGCTTACCGTAGATGGCGTTCCGGTCACTGGGTCAGGGGTTGATGCCCTTCCCATTACCGGCAATGTATTCTACGTAAACAGCTCAACCGGAGTGGACGATCCCTCCTATGGCACGACTGTCGCCCGTCCTTTTGACACCCTCGATTATGCCATTGGGAAGTGTACCGCCAGCAACGGGGATGTCATCTATCTCCTCCCCGGACACACGGAAACCATCGGGTCGGCCAGTGCAATTACGGTAGACGTCGCCGGTATCTCCATCATCGGCCTCGGAAACGGCAATCTACGTCCCACGTTTACCTGGTCGGCAACCGCAGGAACCATCGTTGTCTCGGCTGCCAACGTCACCATCAAGAACATCATCTGCACCATTTCCATCGACGAGGTGGTGAGCATGTGGTCGGTGACTGGGGCCGGGGTAACTCTTGATGCCGTTGATTTCAAACCATACGCTTCCGGTCAGGCAATCCAGTTCCTTACCTCTGCCAACACCGCCGACCAGTTGACCATTAAGAACTGCCGCCATCGGCAGACCGCAGCGGCCACCGCCAATCAGGTATGGTTCAATATCGTCGGTGTAGATGATTTTGCTTTCCTTAACAACGACATCTGGATCACTGCCAAGGCCGCAACCGCCTCCATTTGCGTGAGTGGATCTGCGGCGTTGGTTGAGTGCAGGATCGTTGGCAACCGGATCGCATGGCTAGGGGCGACGATCACCACCATCATCAACCTTATCACGGCCTCTACCGGGGTCATTACCGACAACAGACTGTTCGGTGGTGCGGCTGTACTTCTTGCGGCGGCTATCACCGGCGATGCCTGTTACATGGCTGAGAACTACGTGTCCAACACGGTGGCTGCTTCTGGCGCTCTTGCTCCGCAGGTTGACACAGTAACGTAGCATAAATGCTCAAATCAGTTAATATCATAGGACGAGGAAAAGGTTGGGAGAAAGCCCCATTGGACGAATACTCCTGGGGCATCACTCTCACCAACCTGAATCGTAAAGTAGACCTCGTTATCGACATGAACGTGTACGATGATGGCCGGTGGGGTGAACAGGAACGACAACTCTGGCTCAAATCCCGGAAACAGGCAAGAGAGGACCAGATTCCCTATATCGACCTGTCCAATTACCCTATCGACCTCATCACCGACTATTTCCAGGTGGACTACTTCACCGGGACAACCGAGTACGCCCTGGCCCTGGCGATCTACGAACAATACACCTCCATTAACCTCTATGGAGTAAACGCCACAACCGGCACAGACTACATCCACCAGAAGGCCGGGATTGAGTTCTGGATCGGGATGGCGATGGGACGGGGAATCAAGGTCAAGGTGCACAGCGATCACGGAACCATTCTCAAGGCTCCAGGCTGGCAACTATACGGGTATGATACACCACAGAAGTATTGTTAATTTCGCAGCTCCCCCTTGGGTGGGGCGGGTTTCTCTCTCCCTGGCCCGTCCTGCCCTAAATATAGAGGGAAGAACAGCATATTACCAGGGAGAACATAGCATTAATATATCATTTACGAAAGGGAGTCAGTATGTCAGTAGAAACACGAGCACCACAGGGGAACGGGAAAGAGCAGAATGATCAGATTGACAGCACGGAGGATTTCGTATTCTTCGGGGCGGCGGACAAGAACGGCAAAGGGAACATCGCCAGCACCTATCCTATGTTCTACTATGATGTGATGGGAGACAATCTCCGGGAGTCAATCCGTAGAGACAAACATGCAGTAGAGAATGACCTCGTGCCGAAGGGATCGCTCAATGAATTCAAACAGGCGTTGATCGACAAGGAAGCCAAGCTCCGCCAGTTCGAGATGGCAGTCCCAAAGCTATCATCCAAGACCAAGGATCGGATCAATCGGGTGCGCGAAGAACTTGGGAATGAGATCCGCGACCGGATGTTCACCTACGATCAGATGCAGCAGACCAGGGGAATCTCCTACGCCCAGGAGGAAATGCGGCGAATGACGGAGCCGTGCATCAAGCTCACCGGAGACACCCTCAAGGCCGCCCATGCAGCCAATGTCAGGGTAACGGGTGGCAAAGTAACCCGCACCGGCGCGGAGAAGGTCTGGAAGATCGCAAGCAAGCTGTTGGGTGAGGAATCGAACATAGAAGCGTTAAGACGATAATCAGTACCGATAGAAGTCTTGAGCGGAAAGGTTTATAGATTATGGATGGGAAAACCCTCACTGACGCCCTGTATAGCACCCTGAATGAGGCCAGCACCTCGTCCTTCATGGACGCCCGGACATCCTACGACCATCTCTATGAGGCGGCGTGCGAGCTGGTGTCACGGACATGGTGTCTGACCTCCACCCAGGCCATAACCACCGTTGCCGATCAGACCGCCTACGATCTCAACGCCGATTTCCTGAAGCTCTATCTTCAGAATGACCGGAATGAGTACGTCTGCAAACTGAATGATGGGTCTTCGGATTACTGGCTGAAGTGGCGGGATCACCAGGGGATTGTGTTAGCAAACAACGATGATTCCATAGCAATCCCCTGGAACTTTTCCATTATCGACAAGTCTACCCTGGACGATCCCATTACCGGAACAGCAACCTCTGCCGGCACATTGTCCAACGGGGAAACGATCCTCTATGACACCTCGGCCCCGTTTGCTAACGTCAAGGCCGGGGATGCCATTCACAACACGACTGACGGATCGGATGGAGTTGTAATTTCCGTTACCTCCACCTCTGAACTCATCACCGCCCTGTTCGACGGAACCGACAACGATTGGGACAGTTCCGATGCCTATGTGATTGTTCCCGGTGGCCGTAAACAGTTCATCCTTGACCCGCCGCCGTCCACCGATGGGTACACAATCACTCTCTACTATCTCCAGAAGCCCACTCCGGTCTACTCTTCCTATCGGGCCTACCGGTTCGATCCGGACTATAAACGCGCCTTAGTCATGTATGCAGCGTGGCTCTACAAGTACCGGGATCGCGATCCCAACTTCGGGGATGCGTTCTACAAGTTCTTCGACCTGAAGTGCCGGGAGGCCAATCGCAACGAGAACTCCAGCAGGAACCGAACGGGCCTGAGGTTCAATTTCAAGAAGCGAAGCTATCGCGACCGAAGTTATAGATAGTAATTAGCGAAAGAGAACAGGCACGAACAGGCAAGAACGGACCGAACTGACCGAACGGACACGAACAAAAAAGAACGAAGGGGTGGTATAGATGCCACGCAATAACGTCCATCGCCGTGAGCTGCGCCTTAACAAAAAGCTCATTACATCCCTCGACCCTTCCTTGATCGGGGAGAACTACCGGGAACTTACCAATGTCCGCTATACCTCCGACAACCTGGAAGGTGTGCGGGGCATGGCGAAGATCAATTCCACGGCCTTCACTACCTACACCGATACCCGGAACGCCATCCAGTTCGACAAAGACCAGCCTTTAGAAAACCATCTACTGACGCATTCTTATAATACGGACCACAGCGCGTCTAAAGTCCGTCAGTTTACACAGGCAGTTCCGGCGGCTGGCGACCGAGTGGAAACGGATCTGTGGTCGGATTCTTCAGGGGCCGGAACAGGGCATTTCTCTATCGCCCCCAAAGGGCATGTCTGTTATTGCAATGGCGTTGATACCTGTATATGGGGCGGCGATGAATCGGAAGTCGGGGCATTCTTGAATTACGATGCAAAGTCCTCCGGGTTTGAGTATGACCAGACCGAGAAAGTCCAGAACACATTGGCAACCGCCTCTCAAGTCTGCACAGTGGTTCCCGATGAAGACGGTATAGGCTCCTTCTACCTTGGTGCGACTCGCCCTCTGTCCGGTTTCACATTCTATATTGGAACCGCCAACACTGCCACATCGACCATGACGGCTTATTATTGGAACGGCACGGATTGGGCGGCTGTAAGCAGTCTCAGCGATGGGACGGCTGACGGAGGAATCTCCTGTGCTCAAACCGGGACAGTCACCTTTACATCTACAGTTTCTACAGCCAAACTCAAAATGTATAACGGGGCCGTGCTGTATTACTACAAGATTCAGGTCAGCGAGATTGATGCAACGGTCACTATTTCACATGTTACAGTCCAAGCCCCCTTTCAGCTTTTGAATGATGTGTGGAGTGGGGAATATGCAGAGTGTATGAGCTTCATCAAGCATACATCTTCAAAGGACACTGACTACACGCAACAGGTACGCGAAGAAGACTTTTACGACCTCAATGAACAAACCTATGCCGATGTCGCCAGCCTTGCAACTTCAACAGGCTGGATATTGGTTGGCTTCACGCTGCCGCAGCAGGGGGTATGGCTTGGCGTGACTCCTGACCACGCAAACAGCAACGCAGCGACGGCAACGGTGGAATACTGGAACGGATCGGCATGGACAACGGCAACCAATATAGTCGATGAAACATTTGACGACAGTGCTTCGCTCGGCAAGGCGGGTTCAATTACATGGCTCCCTGTCCCATATGGTTCTGAGTACAAAAAGAAGGAAAACAAAGACGTTGCACTATATTATTATAAAATCTCCTTTTCGGCGACACTTGACGGTGGCTGTTACATAGATTACTGCGCTGGAATCCCGGCCCCCTATGAGATTCGCGGGTATCAACTCCCCCTGTATGCCAAGGGCCGGTTGATGCTGTGCAACAATGTCGATCACATGAAGAATTCCGTCCTGGTATCGTCTGTTCGCACCCCAGACTGTTTCAATGGCCCGGACTCAACAGAGCTGATTATCGGTGACGATACCGCGATAACAGGAGGATTGGAGCTTTTTGCCCAATTTGGCGGAAACTTCTATTCCATGACAATCTTTTTCAAGCGCTCTGAAATGTGGGCGCTAACCGGGAACAACCCTGAAGAGTGGACAACGGGACTATATCGGGTATCCAATACCATAGGGTGCCCAGCCCCCAAGACCATTACCTTGATAAATCTCCCAGGCGAAGGACAAAACCTCAACCGCAATCTGGCTATCTGGCAGGGGAATGACGGGATCTATCTTTCAGACGGTCGCGCCCCTGTTGCTGTCCATTGGGACATCAGCAACTATTTCGACAAAAAGAAGGATGAAAGCCTTACGGCGGCGCTTGCAGGGGAGTCTGTCGGATTCTACGATGCTGAAGCGATGGAATGGCATTGGTTGTTTGCATCCGGTTCAACCGCAACGAAACTAAACAAAGAATTGGTGCTGAACATGCGGTCGATGAGGTGGTTCGAGATTGATCGCGGGACAGGCAACGACCTCCAATATGGCATGGCGGCCAAGGATGGTTATGGGAACAGCTATACCTTCGGGTTCCTGGACACCGGCTATATGGAACGCCTGGAATACGGGACTACATTCGATGGGACAGCGATTTCACACACTCTTTTCTTTGGCGACATGGCGCTGCATGGTGACTCCGTCTATTCTGAAACCAAGCTGCGGAACCTCGGATTGATAGTGGTAGCCAAGACAACCACAACAAATTCTGTTACTTGCACACATTATGGGGATGGAAGCTCTACAGGGACATCCTTCACGTTGTCGCCAAGCCGCACAGGGTATCGTATCGCAAGGCCGGATAAATCCCATGCCCTTGGAGATTACATCTTCCACGGCCTGAAATTCACCATGGAGACCGACGATGAGACAACCGGATTTGAGCCGCTGTACCTTATTCTGGAATACAATGTCATTCGTGAGTCGATCTAACAACATAACAACAAAACCATAACAAAAAGACAACAAAACCATAATAAAACCATAACTATTTTTGGAGGTCGGCATTAGAATGGCAACCACAAAATATTCAAAGACAAAAGTTTCCCCGACGCAGCGCCGCGCCATTGTCGGCGGGTGGGATATGTACGATCCCTATGCATATGAACGGGAACGGCTGGCTGCTGAAGCGGGACAATCTACCCAACGCCAGGCATTGGCTCTTCAGAAGGCTCAGTCGGATCGGGCGCACACAATTCAACGGGAAGCCCTGGCGAACCAGAACGCTGCATCTACGGTATCGGGCATAACCGGCCTATTGGGAACCGGCGCTCAGTTGTATATGATGAAGAATCTTTTTCAAAATCCCAATCAATCACAGGGAATGATAGATCTAACATGGGAAACTCCAGCGGGTAACGCTCAAGCTCAACAGCTCAGGGCCATAACATCCCAGGCACCCATGTCCGCTAGTCCTTCGTCTGCAATGGGTTCCACCCCCGGCGTGGCTACCGCTGCGTCACCAACAAACTATACGCCGATGGGGAGCCACATTTCCGGTGGTACATTTGGAACCGTCACCCACAACATTCCCGGACTGCCCCAGGGGATTACAACCCAATACCCCGGAATCGGCGGGGCAGGTGTTCCAGTAGGGGGCAGCATGGGAGGCGGGGCAGCCATTACCCCAGGAGCCTCTATATCCACTTCAGCCGCCACAACTCCAGGCCTACCTTCATTATCATCTTCCCTCCCAGGAGGAAGCCTGGCTGAATCCGGATCGGGCACGGCAACCGCCTCGACCACAACGCCAGGCTCAATGATAGGCGCGGCAATGCCATATGTGGCTCCCACCGCTGCGGGGTTTGCGGCCCCTGGCGTTCTGAATATGGTTCATGAAGGGGCTACGGAAAACATCGGAAAAGCTCTGGGGATTAGCCACAGCAAAACAGCCAGTACGGTGGGTGGAGGTATTGCTGGCGCTGCCGCTGGCGCTGCGGCCGGTGCTGCGGCGACATCCTGGTCTGGGCCGGGGGCAATTATCGGCGGCATCATCGGTGGGATCGGAGGACTGTTCGGCGGGGGCGGGGGAGGCACATGGCTCTGCACTGCAATCAATCAGCATGTCGGAATGGATGAACGGGAAAAGCTTGATGTAATTCGCCTGAGAAAGTACGCTCTGGAAAACCACGAGACAATGATGTTGTTCTATCTCAACCAGGGCGACGGACTGGTGAAGGCCATCGAGGTTGAAGAGGGGGGTCTGGTGGAGGAATTCTATGCTCGGCTCAAAACCAACATGCTGACCCCATGCCTGGGGCTGGTCAGGGAGAAGAAGCTGGAAGAGGCATATGAACTATACAGGGATTATACCACGGAACTGTTTAACCATTATACCCCCGGACTCGAATTACCGAAAGAAACCGAAGTAGACACAGAAGGAGGAGAGTAGCCATGCCGAACTTCTTCCAGGCCATAGGGCAGTCCAATCTCCAGGACACCATGCAGAACCTTACCAATACCGCCCTGAACATCCGGCAGATGCAGAATCAGGAACAGCACATGAGGGCGTTGGAGGGAGTACAGAATCAGCGGTTAGAGATTGAGCAGCAGGCAGCAGGGAGGGAGCAGAAGCAATTTGAGTATCAGCAACAGGAACTTGCTAAGAAACAAAAATGGGCGCAGACCTATACCCCTGCATCGCTGGTTGCTCCGAACATCCATAGCCTTCCCAACATCAAGGCGCTCTATATCAAGACGGCGAAAGAAGCAGGGTACGATGTCAGGGAAATGGATGATGATGTTTATATGCCAAACGAAGCATACCAATATCTTTCGCAACTTACCTCTCAGAGAAATGAATTTGGTAAACAGGCTCTCAACGCGACATTGACCGATCTACAGACCCAGAACGCAGCGATAAGTCAACAGATCGCGCAGATGCAACAAGGGGGGAAGTCTGATACAAAGGTGCTTGCCCAGCTACAGAAACAGCAAATGGCCATCAAACAGCAGATTGCCAGTGTGATAGGGGCCGATGCAGAACTCCAGAAGAAATTGATGATGGAGCAGGAACGGCAGGAAGGCCGGATTGGGTTGGAGGGGGAAAGGTTTGAGAACCGGGCGGCATTAAAGAGCATTCCCCAGGCAAAAGCGAGTGGTTCCGGGACAGGTCGTGGTGGGCCTGGCGGTGGTGGCGGAAAGCCAACGAAAGCATTCTCGGCGACCTATGTGGCGACCCTCCCTGATGGTCAGGAAATAAATGCTCAGAAATTCCAGAACGGGGTCTTTGCTGATATGCAAGGCAATCCGCTTCCGGCTGGTTCGCGGGTGATAAGTACTGTCGGATCAAAGAGTTTGAAGAGGAGACTTGGTGGCGGGCAACCTTCCAACGCAACGCAATCTTCGTCTCCAGCTTCACAATCACAACCGCTTTGGAAAAAGTATCAATAGGAACATCAACCATCTATCATGCCCAAGGAAATATCTATGAGTGATTGGGATTCCATAATCAATGATCCATCCTTCCAACAGCAGAATGCCGCAACTAAAATGCGGGTGGCATCGAACTACTACGCAAAAAACATCCTTAGTGACCCTGAGTTCCGTAGCCAGCCTATTGAGGTTCAAGCCAAGGTGAAACGCAATTTCTATGCGTCTACCGGGATTGCTGCACCCAAAGAGTTAACTCCAGATACATTCAAATATCGTCACCCCAACCTATACTCCGCAGGGAAGGCCATTGCCCAAACTTTCCAGGATATTCCTCGTACCATTATGCATGGGGTTACTCTTGGGGTATCAGAACGTATTAGGGAATTGGGGTTGAAAGCGGCAGAGAAAGCAACAAACTCTGCCATACCAGACCCATCACCATATCAAAACATCCCTTCGACAACCCGTACTATTGGAGAATTTACCGGAGCAGTGGTCCCGATTGGGACAGGGTTCAAGGTTGCCAAACCAGCCGTTGCGAAAGCTGCCAGGACTATAATGAAAGGGAGCAGATTCGCTGAACCCGTAGCGGCGGTCACAACTGGCGCGGGTCTTGGATCTCTTTATACTACCGCAGAGAAAGGTATCCAGGAGGGAAAATTACCTACCGCTAAAGAAATCGGGATCTCCGCTGCGACGTGGGGCGGTATGGAAGTGCTCGGCATGGGGATCGAATACGGGTTGGCTCTTCGGGAGCTTTCAAAGGTATGGGGAATGTCGCTCCGGGAAACACAGAAGATAGTCCGCAAGGAGGCAATGGATGCCGGACTGCCAAATTTAGAGCACATTATTACCAAGGCCAAGGTCCAGAAAACACTGGCGGCAATGGAAAACACTACAATGGGATCGCAGAGAGTTGTGGCGGCAACAGCTTTCCAGAACGCACAGCAGGCCGCAGAGGGGTACACCAAGAAAGTTAAGGAGCTACTCCTGCGCTATAGCCAAAAGCAGGGAAGGGTAGGAACGTATGGTGATTTAACCGCAAGCCTGAAGGGAAAAGAAATTGGCAGCAGGGTCAATGAGTACACTGGATTGGATCGCCCGGTTATCATTGGGGGGCAGGGCAAGCCAATTACCTCTGATCTCTACGACATTAAACTCCAGGAAGCATTGGCGACTCCCCCACATCTCCAGACCGCAGAGCAGAAACTACTCATAAGAGGGCAAGGAAGGGAGGGTCTGCCAAGAGAAGCCAGGGTAGAGCCGAAACCCCTAGAAACTGTCACCGAAGGGAGGCTTCCCAGAGAGAGGACAACCGAAACGGAAATCCTTGATAAACCATTACAGAATATTACCAAAGAACCGTATTCTGGAACCGGGGAAATTATCATTGGGGAAAACGGGCGGCCCTTACCTTTTAATGCCCAGGAAGCATCAAAGGAGATTGCAGAAAAAGAACGGTTAGATAAGATTATCCAAACTCCGCAGTTTCTTCAAACAGCAGAGGATAGGGCATTCCTTAATAGTCGCAAGAAACATATTGAGCAGCCTATGAGCACGAATCCACCTCGTGAGCGCATCGTTATTGGCGAGGGCGGCAAAGCGACAGGCAAGGAAATCGTAGAGCCACCGTTGAAAAAAACAGTCCCAAAACAACAGAGCAAGCTAGTAAAGAGGACAAAAAAGACCGCCCAGAAGACTACGCTACGATCCTCTGCCGGGTTGGTTGCAGGAATCGAACAGGATGAAGAAGGCGATGTTCGGTACGATCTCGGCAAGGGTGTAGCGGGGATGGCTGGAGTTGCATTGTTGGGGAAGGGATTGAGCAAGACAAAGAAGCCATCAATTACCACCTCCACCTCTAAAGTAGACGTTTCCAAGTTAACAAAGGATCAGATAGCGGTTCGAGAAAAGCTTATTCGCGGTGCGGCATCTACCGGCCAAAGTGTTGAACGGTTCATGCAGAAGGCAGGAGCGAAGCAGGAATTTATCAATGATGTCAAAGCATACCAGGAAGCTACCCATGTTTCGAGATTGAGCAATACCATGAAAAGCTCTGATGCGACAATCCCCCTTCCGAAACGTGCCAGATCCATCAACTTGGAGAGGCAGAACATTCCTGATAATTTAAAACAATTTGAGGCAGAAATGACCTCATCATGGGGGCCGAAGCAGAAAGAAACTATTAAAGAAACTATCAAGAAAGCAGAGCATAACATCTTATCTGATATAGAAAAGAGTGTTGATGCCATCAAGAAAGCGAAAGCCGGAAGGGGATTGTCCAGAGAAGAAGGGTACGCTATCCGACAGATTAACGTGAATGCATTGGACGAGCTACAGAATATAGCACGACATGGCACTCCCGAGGACATCATAAGCAATTTCAATTCATATCAAGAGAACATCGCCAAGGCTGTTGATAAAGCCGGTAGTGAGGCTGGTGGACTGTTGCGGATATTCCGGGAAGAGGTTGCCATTAACCGTCTCGCCAGTTCGTTCTCCAAAATGAAACGTTCTATGAATGAACGCGAAATGGCGGAATTCAAGAAACTGAATCTGCAAGACCCAATCGCAATAAAACATTTCACTGAACGGTTGGGTGATCCAAAGCTTATGGATTATGTGTACGAGTTCTTCTATAACAATATCCTTTCCGGTATCCCGACCCATATTGTCAACGTTGCAAGCAATACATTGTGGATGGGGACATTGTTAGGCAGACGGGTCACAAGCGGTGTGCTGGATGCGTTGGTCTCAAAGTTCACAGGTAAAAACCGGCAGATCTTCGCTTCAGAAATTGTACCCATGTTGGCCGGCATGAAGCGCGGTGCTCCCAGGGGGATGGCTGGCGCAAAGGAAATATGGAAAACTGGACGACTTGATGGATACGAGAGCAAGTGGGGGAGGGAATTGGGTGGCGCTATCTCCTCTGCGTTTGAACGATCACCATACCGAGCGTTACGCAAGGCCGCGCCGTACCTGACATTCCCAACACGTTCTCTTCGGGCAATGGATGTTTTTGCAAACAGTATGGCCTATGATGCCGAACTCCAAGCTCTTCTCCACCGTACAGGTGCTCAGAAAGGGCTCAAGGGTGAGCAACTAAAGGAATACGTTAATGATATGCTGCATAAGCCAGAGTCAATTCCTGCCCCGCTTATAGAGGAGGCCGGTAAATTTGCACAATATTCAACCTTTACCGACGATCCTGGATGGATTTCAACTGCATTTATTCGATTGAGGGGTATGGGGTTTGAATCAGAGCGCATTGGAAAAGTTGAGCCGCTGCGATTTGTTGTACCATTTGTTCTTACCATTGGGAACCTCATTAAACGAGGATTGGAGATAACCCCCGGTGTTGGAATGGCATTCGCAAAAGGGAACAAGCCAGCAGATGTGATCGCCAAACAATTTGAAGGGTCGATACTGGCAATGGCAACAATGTATAAGATTTCCAAAGGAGAAATTACCGGATCAGTACCAAAAGATGAGAATGGGCGTGAAGCTTTCTATCGTGACGGCAAACTTCCCTGGGCCATTAAGGTTGGGGATAATTGGTATCAATACCGTAGGATAGAACCATTCAATACTGTTATTTCCGCAACCGCAAACGCCTATCAGCAGATTCAGAATGCGAAATCTGGGAAAGATGCTGCCGATATCGCTGTTGATGTCGTGAATAATTTCGTATCAAATATTATCGACTCAGGATATCTATCTAATGTATCTGCTCTATTGGATCAATATGGTAAACGTCAAGGAATGCTGCAACGAACAGCTACCGCATTTGTTCCCTATTCTGGATTTTTCAGGTCTATCAACAGGGCATTGGAAGCTGGTATGAATGATAATGCAAAATATAGAGAGTCGAGCACATGGAAGGGAGCGTTTTCTCAGGTTATCCCTTTTATGCATAACAGTCAACCAGTCCAGTTGGATGTGTTTGGGAAGGAAAAGGTGCTTGCTGGTGGGCCGTTGAGACAGTTTTCTCCTTATAAATATTCCGCTGACAGCAACGATCCGGTAGAGAAGGAGCTAGCAAGATTGAAATACTATCCTGGGCTGCCAAACAAGAAGGTCAGAATTGGCGAGTTGGCTATCCAAATACCAGATGATGTCTACCGCCAGTATGTCATGACCGTTGGAAGGGAGATGAAGGAGTATTACAGAACGGCCATTAATCACCCTGACTATAAGGAGTGGCCTGATGAGGATAAAAGGAACCACCTGAAGAGTACATTCGAAGAAACAAGAGGGGAATATTATAGCGAAGTAAAGGCTATGTCTTTTGTTGTTATATACAGGAAAGCCAAGCCTGAAGAGCAGAAGAAAATGGCTGAGGCATTGGAAAAAAGCAAGGTATCCGATGATGTATATAACATGATTCAGGAAGAATTAGAAAAAAGAAAATAACAATATAATACGGAGGAACAACCTATGCCAGTAGTTTACCCATATCTAGGAGAGCCAAGAGCCTACGAGAAATTAACCGCCATGACCAGTCCCACAGCCCTGACTGCCAGCATCTACAACCAGATGTTTTATGTGGAAACCCTGGCGAATGAAACACTTACCACTGCAAGCTTGAGTGGCACATGGGCCTATGATGCTGATTTCGCAGACGGTACAAACAAAGGAACCTATACCCATTCCACCGGGGCCGGTACACTGACACAGAACTACTACGATATGGATATCCCTGGGCGGTCCATGAAGCTCTATGACTTCACCTATACCGTATCCAGCCCGTCAGACACGGCCCCCACAATCGTCATCACCGCTGATTTCGCCCTAGTTGAAACCGCCCTGGTCGGCCTTGATACTGCTGGAACCTATACCGTCCGGTTCCGGTCCGCAGTTACCCCCGGCAATTTTGTTCTGTCCGGGACATCCGATGCCGCTGGAGCCGTGACCATCGATACATTATCCCTCAAGGAAGTGCTGGAAGATGGAAACACAATCCAGCCCAAATCGGCATTGATCTCAGTAGAAACCGCAACCCTGACCTTCACCATCGACGGAACTACCCCGACCATTGCGGCTGAATCGAACCATGGACACCAGCTTACCGCCGAATCTTCCTACGTTCTTGACAATATCACCTCTATCCGCAACTTTCGCTGCATTAATACCGCAGCGTCGTCAGGGTCTGTGCTGAAGGTAACGTATTTCTATTAATAGTGAGGGAAGGGACAGGTAATTATTTATGCGCTGTAAATTTGAAGGAGTCTATCGGGATGGTGCTGGGAACGTGGTCAAGTCCGGCACTGCTACCATCTATCTGGCAAGGACAACCACTGCGGCCAATGTATATAAGACGGCCACATCCACCACGGCTGTCAACAGTCTCACCACCTCGTCCGTGGGCAAATATACATTCTACGTTGATCGTTTCGAGTATGATGCCGAGCAGACGTTCAAGATTGTATTGAGCAAGACTGGCTACACATCCGCCACCTACGACAATATTGCGGTGGACAATCCAGTCATCAAAACCTACACAATCAGCACCGACACCACGGTAGCGACTGCCGTAGAGATCCCCAAGGGTGTCCTGTATTCCGTGGCATCCGGCAAGACTCTCACCTTTTCTGTCCAACCTCAGATCAACGGGGATTATCAGGTGTTTAGTGGGGATGGAACCGTCCAGTTGGGTGTGTCGAATCCCAAGTGGTTCGGGGCTACGGGCGATGGAACAACGGATGATTCCGCCTATTTCACCGCTGCCATTGCCGCCATCGCTCACAGTGACAGCCCTGGGACTGGCAAGCGATTCGTTATTCCTCCTGGGAAATACAAAATCGCAAATGTGGTTTATAACGTGTCCGATTCGCAGATCGACTGCCAGGGCATGTTGATGCCGATCTCGGGGACCACCGGCTATACGATCCTGATCGGCAACGCAACGTCCGGCAGCGGAACCCCTAACATTATCGGGAACATCCGGGTCAACAGCGGGTCGAAGGGCTCCATCGCCGGTTACAGCAATGTTGAGGCGGTGAGGATTCAGAACCTAAACCAGTCCAACATTACCATTGACCAAGCAGAGGGATGCAAGACAGGCGTAATGATGGCGTCTGACGGGGCCGGATGCGCGTACAACAACATCTATTTCGGCTCGTTGATGTCCAATAATCGGACGGTTGAATTTTCCAACGCGAACGGCGGTTGGGTTAACGAGAACAAGTTTTATGGTGGCCGGTTTGGATGGGTCAGTAATTATGATATTGGGGCGGCAAATGACGCCTACTGTCATATTTATATCCCATACGATGCCACACATGGTCATAACGGCAATATATTTATCTCACCGTCACTTGAGGGAACATTCCAGTTCGTCAACGTCGATGCCAGTTATAATAAAGTCCTCATGGCACGCACCGAGGCGTCGAGCTGGTTTGCCAACAAGATTCAGTTCGGGTCACACGGGAATCGGTGTGAATTTTCCAATGTGTATTCTGACAATCTCACATCCAATGCTATAACCCACGTTACGGCTGGCGGGGGAGTGACCATCACGCATTCCGACACGCAGAACACCATTACCATCGTCGGTTCCGGGTCAGACCTCACGCCATATTTTTATCCAGGTTCGGTTGGGATATTCACCGTAGACGGTTCCGATGTGCAGGTGCAGATCCTGGCCTCGTCCTATGATTCCGGTACCGATACGCTGACTATCCGCCACACCAATACCGGCTGGACATCGAGCAACGTGTTTACTGTGGCCAAATCGCTGCCCATCTACAACGCTGGCAACTATAATTCGATTTACATATCCAGGTTAGCCAAAGCTGGCTCTTACGATTATCAGCTGCAGTCCGAACATAGCCTCCTGCGGTATTTGGGAGGGGCGCTGACCATCCGTAACGCTATGAGCACTGATTATCCTCTCCTGTCGCTGATCAATTCCAGCTCCTCGGGAGGGACTGTATTCCAAACGCTCGGATCATCCGCAATTCAGACGAGTTACATCAAAGGCAGCGGTAAGGCATGGTTTGACTCTCTGACTTTTGGAGCATCGGGGGATAGCAACGGCATGGATTCCAGTGGCAATCTATGGTCCAGAACATCAACGGTATTGAACTATAATTTCGGTGGTGGGTTGAAACGCACTACGGCCCAGGCTTATGCATCACCATCCGGCACGACTACCACCTTTGACATCGCAACCAATGTTCCTTCTGGTGTAAGGCTGGTTGGGTGCCAGTTGCGCGTAGACACGGCCTTGACAGAAGGAGAAACCTGGTCGGCGGCGTTTACCGGCGGAAGCTCTACTTCGATTGCCGGTACGGGACAGGCTGTTGCGAAAAACACGAAAGTCAACTGGCTTGCGGTGGATCAGATTACTTCCAACGTTACCAATGTTAGAATTACACGGGATGCAGGAAATTTCACCAATGATGTTGGTGTTATCCGGGCTATTGTGTATTACGAAGAGCTGACAGCACTTAACAACGCGAGTTAAATAGGCACAAAAAGAAACCCCCTACCGGGGAGGCGAATCCAGTAGGGGGCCACAGAAAGGAAAGATGGAGCTGATGGAGCCGATTGAGCCAATGAAAATTGATGATCTTGCTTGCTTTCTTGCTTGTTTATGGAAATGGTATCACAATGCTGCATTTAGTCAAGGATTAAGTTTCTATCTCTTTCTCCCTCTGCTCTTGCTACACCATCCGTTCCCCGCTCCATGCCCGATATGAAACTCCCCGCACCATTTGCACCTATAGGCGATCATTCTATGCTGTCTTCCGAAGTCCCTCCTATAAACAACACAGGCAACAATGGCTTCAGGCCGGGATTTATATTTTATCTTATGCCCACACTGGTCCCTGCGTAATTTCCTTTTACTGGACAATATATCCTCCTGGTTATGGTTGCCTGATTATTGTCGTTGGGTTGTTGTTCCCTGATTATTGTTCCCTGATTGTTGTTCCCTGATTGTTGTTCCCTGATTATTGTTGTCGGATTATTGTTCCTGGATTATTTAGTCCTTTCCTTTTTTCAACTTGCCCAATAGGATTAAACTCTTGCCAATAGATAAATTCAAGGAGAGTTAGGGAATCTAAGTGTCTGTAAGTATTCAATATTATATCATGTCACAAGAAACATATAAAATATTATAAAATAATGTTTGACAAGGTGAACGGGTGGTGGTAGAACGTTCCACGTCAGCTACAAAATAGACTATTTAAGAAAGGGGGTAACCATAGTTTGCGGAATTTGCTGGACACATCCAAGTGCAAGTATTTCAGTCCGACCTTCGATAACCGGGAATGCTCCTACTACAAGTATTCAGAAGGAGAGGGATTCGAGCAGAGGGATTGGGAGTGTGGGTTCTGCACCCGCCCTGAACAGAAGCGGTGTATTGCAGAC